GATGCAGAGTTTGAAAGAAAGTTTGTTCTGGTTAATACTGGCCAGCATAGACAATCATCTTCAATTCTTATTTCTCAGATAAATTCTATTGAAAAAAATATAAAAAAATATAATAAAATATATGACATTTGTACCGAAGCTTTAGATTATTATGATCTCAGACAGTACGATGATTTTGGAATACTCATGAATGAATCCATGCAAATTAAAAACACTCTGGCCAAAGGAATTACTAATGATGCAATTAAAGCCATTATGCAAAATTCTGCTTCTTGGGTAACAGGATCTAAAATATGTGGAGCTGGCGGAGGTGGCTATATACTTTTCATGACAGATCATGCTAAAGAGATACATATGAAAAATAGAACTTTAGATACATTTGATGTTGGATTCGATAATCAGGGAACAAGAATAGTGTTTTATAATGAAAAATAAAAATATACATGTAAAATGGGCAGATAATATTTCATCAAATAATATGCCAGATATTAAAGTAAATTCAGAAATAGAATTATTAAAGGAACGATCCGGATGGAGATCACATGTTAATTCTATAAGTAGTTCTCTGCATTTAGTTTCAGAAGGTCAACTCGATGAGTTATTAAAAGCTATTCGGAACATATATATAAACGAAAAACAATTTTTTATATGTGGAAATGGAGGAAGTGCATGTAATTCCAATCATTTCGCACAAGATCTAACTAAAGGGACAATTGAAAATGGACTTTCAAGACCTAGAATCAAAGCTATATCTCTTTGCAATGATATCGGCTTCATTACTGCTACATCTAACGACGATTCTTATGATAATATATTTAAGCATCAACTTGTAACTTATGCTAATAGAGGCGATGGGTTATTAGTTCTTAGTGGTAGTGGTAATAGTAAAAATCTTATAGAAGCCGTTGACTGGGCCAATTCAAACGGAATGGAAACTTTCGGTATTTTAGGATATGGTGGGGGAATTTTGAAAGACAAACTCTTAAATTATATACATATTAATTTAAATCATATGGAAAAATGTGAAGGCATCATGTCTATTATCTTGCATTATATTATGTGCGAGATAAAAGAATTACATAAAGTATCACTTGGAGAGTACGAAGGTAGCTAAATGGCTTTTTCGAAAAGAAGTATTAACGCAAAATATATGGGCGACGAACCGGATCCTATTGATTGGGATAGTTTGCCTCTCGATAAATTAAAATCTGAAATTCATGAAGCCTTTAGATGGTATTATAAATTTTTTGATTTTAAAGAGAGTATGGAGTTTGTTCAAGAATATTATAAAAAAAATAAAGTAAAAAGTAAATCTCCAGGGAAACTTAAAATCACAGATTTAATCGAGGTTGGAAATCATGTTGGTTATATTGCGCGAATGAAATTAAGAGGATTAAAGAGTTTACCAGAAGAATATGAAGATCTTTTTATTCAAAAATTAAAAAAGATAGAAGAGATTGCCGAACATCGTAAGGTAGCAGTAGAAACAAAAGATAAAGTAAAACCAGATATTCAGAAAAGAATTCGAGAAGCTGCAAAAAAATTAAAATATGATATAGAGGATATTGTTGACGAACAACTTGAAGAAAATTTTAAAAAGAAATATAATTTTAAACAATTTATTACACATAATAAGATTTCAAGACCTGTAGCTAAACATTTAAAATCTGAAATTGTAGAAATGGCTAGTGAAATAAAATTAGCCAAAGATGGTGATGTAGATTTTGCAGAAGCCTACAGTCATTTAAATAAACCCTTACAAAATAGATTAATTAAATTTTATGATATGATGATAGAAGAATGTGAAATAATAATCACAACAAAAAAAGAAAAGAAAGTAAAACTGGGAAAGAAGATTAAAATTAAAAAACTAAAAAAATAATATGATACTAATTGATTATAACCAGATGATAATTGCTAATTTTATGGCATTCCGTAAACAATTTGAACCAGGTAAAGAGGATGCCACGATGAGGCATATGGTTCTCCATAATATTAAAATGATCAAGAATAAATTTGGTACCAAGTTCGGAAAAGATATTGTTTTTTGTTGTGATAGCAGAAAAAATTGGCGCAAAGAAATTTATCCATTTTATAAGGCTAATAGAAAGAAAGCAAGAGAAGAAAATAAACAAGGTGTAGATTGGCAAGCGTTATTTAAAATACTCGATAATATTCGAGAAGAGATAGCAGAAAATATGCCTTACAGGGTAGTTAATTTAGAAGGATGTGAAGCAGATGATATTATCGGGGTTATTTGTAAGGAATATTCCCATAGAGATTATAATATATTGATAGTTTCTTCTGATAAAGATTTTATCCAATTGCAAAAATATCCTAATGTTTTTCAATGGTCGCCTCGAACTAAAAAATTTATTAAAGAAGATGATCCGGCTGGACAATTGCGCGCTTTAATAGTAAATGGAGATAGAAGCGACGGTATACCTAATATTCTTTCAAATGACGCATGTTTGGTAGAAGGACTAAGACAAAAGCCAATGTCGAAGAAGAGGATCCTGGATTGGCTAAATATAGTACCGGAAAAGGCTTTTGAAGGAGAAATTTTAAGAAACTTTAAACGCAATGAGACTTTAATAGATCTCGGTTGTATCCCAGATAAAATCGAGATAAATATAAGAACAAAGTATGAAAGTGACCAATATTTGGGTCGCGATAGAATGCTCAATTATTTTATTAAGCATCGACTTAAAGATATGACTGAATCGATACAGGAGTTTTAATTATGGCTTTATCATTAATGCAATTATTGGAATTGGTAGACAAAGCAAAGAGTCAAAAAGAAAGAGGGGATTTACTCAAACAAAATCACACTGACCATTTGGAAAACTTATTGTGGTATACATTTCATCCAGATGTAAAGTTTTTGTTACCTGAGGGAAAACCTCCTTTTAACGCCGGTGCAGAAGATCCGGGTTCAACACTGCTTTACGGACAAATTCGCAAATTAAGATATTTTGTTGAAGGTCCGGGGGGTGTAACTTTTTGCACAGGAAATACCATCGAACCAGCTAGAAGAGAGACAATGTACATAACAATGTTAGAGAGTTTAACACCAAAAGAAGCTGAGTATCTTGTAAACATGAAGAAGAAAGATCTCGGTATTCGCGGTTTAACTTATAAGCTCGTAAGTGAGACTTTTCCCCATCTTATACCACCTATGCAAACCAGCAATACATAAAATTTATTATAATAATTATGGAAGTGTGATTTTCTAACTTCTAATCAAGGATTATATGAAATTTTTTATAGTTTTTGTTATGGCGGTAGTAGTAGTAATTACTTACCCAGTAAAAATAATTATCCAGGAATCAGATGCTCTAGCAGCGAAAATAAATTTACCTCGCGATGCGCATGTAATATTCCATGGACCAGAAAAGAAAAAATTAATACCCATGGGTCCACGATCTCAAACAATAGATCCGACTACACTAATATCCGTAGATCAAGATGAAATATCTTGTCTAGCTTTAAATATATATTTTGAAGCTGCTGTTGAAAGTACAGCGGGAAAATTAGCAGTTGCTCATGTGACTCATAATAGAGTAAGTAGTAGGTATTTTCCTAATTCTTATTGTAATGTAATTTATGAAGGAATACATCATGCAAATGGTTTTCCTAAACGAGATCGATGCCAATTCAGTTGGTATTGTGACGGAAGATATGATAGTCCATATCCAGGGCCAACTTGGCAGAAGGTTCAAGATTTAGCAAATTACTATTATAAAAATGCTAATGATTTAAGAGATATAACAGATGGAGCAACACATTACCATGCTGATTATATTGACAGCCCTAGATGGGCGCTCCTTAAGAAAAAAACAGTGCAAATAGATACGCATATATTTTATAGGTAGATTATGCCAACATATGATTATGAATGTGAGGAATGTGATTTTGAATTTGAAGATATTTTTCCTATTGCAAGAAGGAATGAGCCTTTGGAAAGCCAATGTCCTGAATGCAATGGGAAGATAAAAATGAAAGTCGCATGCCCGATGTTTGTTTATGATAATATTTCAGGTACAACTGCTAAGGGCCATCGAAAAAAACCCGATGAAGCTTTTACAGATCACCTGAAACAAATGAAAAGGAATTATCCGGGAAGTAAGATGAATGTTTGATCATGTAGAACTTGAATTTGAAGAATTAAATGCCACCACCACAAATGGATCCAGAGTTTATCAAACTCCCGACGGATCCTTTCCATCCATTACAACAGTATTAGGTAGAAAAAAAGCTCAATTCTTTAAAGAGTGGAGAGCTAGAATTGGCGAAGAAGAAGCCAACAAAATAACAACTCAAGCCACTCGTCGTGGAACAAAAGTACACAAAGTTGTAGAAAATTATATTTCAAATAAAGAAAATTATTTTGAAGATTCTCAACCAAATGTTCAAGAGATGTTCTATGCTATCAAACCTCACTTAGATAATAATCTTGATAATATTGCTGGCATTGAAATTCCACTATGGAGTAAACAATTGGGAGTTGCTGGCCGTTGCGATTGTGTTGCCGATTGGAAAGGCCAAAAAGCAATTTTAGATTGGAAGACTTCAGGAAAATATAAAAAAAGAGAATGGGTTGAAGAATATTTCCTTCAGGCAACAGCTTATTCAATAATGTTTGAAGAAAGAACTAAAATCCCAATAAATAATATTGTTATAGTAATAGCAGTTGAGAATGAAGAACCTCAAATTTTTGAAGAGAAATCTTTTGATTATTGGAGATTACTTGAAACAACATTAAAGGAATGGTTATAATGAAAATATTAATAACCGGAGTCAAAGGATTTATTGGCCATCATTTATATAATTTTTTATCTGAAGAGGGCCATGATGTTTACGGTATTGATAATTGTTCGGGATTAGGTTGGGAAGATCGCGAAGTTCCTCACTCTGATTGTGACATCACTACAGACCCCTTACCCCATGTTGATGCTGATGTTGTGGTTCATTTAGCCGCGAAAGCCGGTGTTCGTAATAGTTGGGATCCAAAATATTTAAAAGAATATTATAAAGTAAATATTAAGGGAACAAAACGTATCTTTGATACTTATAAAAATTCTAAAATCTTATATGCATCGAGTTCTTCTGTTTCGGATATGAAAAGTCCTTACGCAATGACAAAAGGTGCCTGTGAAGTTATGGCGCCAACTAATGCTATAGGAATGAGATTCTTTACAGTATGGGGACCGCGATCGCGGCCTGATATGTTTTATAGACAATTACAAGAAGGAAATATTAATTATTTAACAACTCACACGAGAGATTGGTTATATGTAAAAGATTGTGTAAAAGCTATATATTTACTTATGACAGAAACTTCCGTATGGAAATTTTTTCCTAAAGTTTTTGATATCGGATATGGAACACCAAAATCTGTTTATGATTTTGCTAAAGAACATGCACCGAAAGATTTTGATATCGATTCAATTGATTTTAAAAATGTAACTGGCGAGAGCGAAGAAACTTGTGCTGATCCTACTGAAATTAAAAAGTTTGGTTGGGAAGCCGGCTTCGCGAGTGATGATTTTAATGTAGAATAATGTTATGTAGTTATCCCTTTAAACAAATTACAATTAGAGATTGGGATGGAGACAAAATTAAATGGTTTCATCCTTGTTGTAATATGTCGCGCCCTGATTGGGAAGATCCAATGGAATGGGAAGAGACAGATCTTACCCCCGAAGAAGCTTTTAATTCAAAACAATTTAAAGAATTACGTGAAGCTTTATCTAATAATAAAAAACATCCATTTTGTAAAACTTGTTG